CAATGCAGCGCCGCGTCCTGTACATTGAGGCGTACGAGCGCATTGACTACGACGGCGACGGCATCCCAGAGCTGCGCAAGATCTGCTGCATGGGTTCCGGCTACAAGGTTGTGCGTAATCTGCCAGCGTCCTACATCCCATTTGTAGACTTCCCATGCGACCCCGAGCCACACACCAGCCCCATCGAGGCGATGTCCATTTTCGACATCACGCACGACATCCAGGAGATCAAGTCTGAGATCCTGCGCAACACGCTGGACTCCCTGGCTCAGTCCATCCATCCCCGCACTGCGGTGGTCGAGGGCCAGGTCAACATGGATGACGTGCTGAACAACGAGACCGGCGCAATCATTCGTATGCGTGCACCTGGAATGGTGCAGCCGTTCTCCAGCCCGTTTGTAGGACAGGCCGCGTTCCCCATGCTGGACTACATCGACCAGATCAAGGAAGACCGCACCGGCATGAGCAAGGCCGCAATGGGTCTGAACGCCGACGCATTGCAGTCCAGCACCAAGGCGGCGGTGGCCGCAACCATCAGCGCGTCCCAGGGTCGTATCGAACTCACGGCGCGGATGATGGCCGAGGGCATGAAAAAATTATTCAAGGGCATCCTATTCCTGATGGTGACCCACCAGGACAAGCCCCGCATGATTCGCCTGCGCGACCAGTTTGTGGAGATTGATCCCCGCGCCTGGAACGCCAACATGGACGTGAGCATCAACATCGGACTTGGCAACGGCGACACCAACGAGCGACTCCAGGCTCTGATGATGATTAGCGCCAAGCAGCAGGAGGCGCTGACGCAACTCGGCCCACAAAACCCGCTGGTAAGCCCGTCCATGTACGCCAGCACCTTGCGCAAGATTGTGGAACTCAGTGGGTTCAAGGACTCCAGCCAGTTCTTTAACGACATCCCCGCCGACTACCAGCCGCCAGCGCCCCCACCTCCAAAACCGACACCCGAGGAGGTGCTGGCCGAGGTGCAGGCCAAGTCCATCGAGGCCGACATCCAGAAGAAGGCAGCCGAGTTGGAACTCAAGCGCGAGCAGATGATCCGCGACGATGATTTCCGGCGCGACCAACTGGCGCAGGATGGACTACTAAAGAAATACGAAATTGAGTTAAAGTACAACGCACAGATTAGCAACGCTGAGATTCAAGCTGTCACCAGCATGAATCGAGAGGCAACCATCAACCAACCTGGAATGGCATGACAGAACAAGCAATACGCTCTGGCCGCAAGGCGCAGGAACTCATGGAGGACGAGACGTTCAATACTGCACTAAGCAAGATTGAGAACGAGCAACTCTGGATTTTCAAGAGCAGCAAACCCGAAGAATCCGCAAAGCGAGAGATGGCCTGGTCCATGTTGAGGGCAATAGATAACCTCAAAGGTGAACTCACAAAGACCATCGACAACGCAAAAGTGGCGCAGCGTGCGCTGGAACGGGTTAACAAATGACAGAATCACTCAATATGGACGCAGCAGTCCAGGCACTCACGGCCATACTTCCCGACGAGGGAGAAAAGTCAACCGACGAGGCGTTATCTCAGGAAACTGAGGCGGCGGTGGATGAAGAATTGTCCGGTGATGCAGACGCATCGGACGATGAAACACCTACCGAACAGTCAGAGGAAGATGAGGAATCAGAGGAGAGCGAAGAGCCGCAGACTTTCACCGTCAAAGTAGACGGTAAGGAAGTTTCTGTAACGCTTGACGAACTCCAACAAGGTTACTCACGTACCCAAGACTACACGCGGAAGACCCAGCAGATTGCCGAGGTGCGCAAGCAAGTCGAGCAAGAGAGCCAGGCCATCCGCGCCGAGCGTGCGCAGTACGCTCAACTGTTAGGAGCATTGGAGCAGCAAGTTCAGCAGGCGGCAGAGCCTCAGATCGATTGGGACCGCCTCTACCAAGAGGACCCCATCGAGTGGGTGAGGCAGAAAGAGCTAGTGCGTGAGAACCAGACTAAGTACGCGGCTATTCAGAGCGAACAGCAGCGACTTGCAGAAATCTCACGCGCAGAACAGGCGCAGTCTATGCAGGCGTTTCTCGCCACAGAGCAGGAAAGATTGATGGAAGTCTTACCCGAGTGGAAGGACCCAGCAAAGGCCAAGGCAGAGAAAGCGCTACTCATTGAATTCGGGCAGAAAGCCGGATTCCAGCCTGATGAACTGAAGAACATTTTTGACCACCGCGTCGTGAACGTGTTGCGTAAAGCGGCACTGTACGAGCAGATGATGTCCAAGCGGGGCAACATCAAGCCGGTGACCAACAATGGCCCAAGACCAGCCAAGCCAGGTGCAGCGGGTCGAGTCTCTACAACAAGCGAGTCAACGCGTGCAAAACAACGTCTTGCAAAAAGTGGCCGCGTCCAAGATGCGGCATCGGCAATTGAACTTTTATTGAAGTGAGAACATTATGGCAATCGTAACCAACACATTTACCACCTTTGACGCAAAGGGTATTCGGGAAGACCTCTCGAATATTATTACTAACATAGCACCGGAAGATGTACCGTACCAATCGAACATTGGCCGCGAGTCAATCAGCAATTCGCTGTTTGAGTGGCAGACCGATACCTTGGCAGCGGCTGCAGCCAACAAGCAGATCGAGGGCGACGATGTCTCCTCTTTTGATTCTGTTACCGCAACCGTTCGCCTGCAAAACTACGCTCAGATTTCGCGCAAGACCATTGTCTTGTCCGCGACTGAAGAGGTGGTTAACAAGGCAGGGCGTCGCAGTGAGCTAGCCTACCAAATCGCGAAGCGGGGTTCTGAACTTCGTCGCGATCAAGAGTTCACTTTGTTGAACAGTGCTGTGGCTGCTGCCGGTAGCACCAGCGTTGCACGCGGTACAGCATCTCTGGGCGCGTTTATCAAGACCAACGTCGATAAGCAGACTGATGGTACTAACCCGTCGTACACCACGCTGCCAAACAGCGCCCGTACTGACGGCACTGTGCGTACCTTTACTGAGACCATTCTCAAGAATGTGATTCAGCAAGTGTGGACATCTGGCGGCACTCCAAAGATTCTGATGACCGGCCCTGTTAACAAGCAGCGCGTCAGCGGTTTCTCTGGTATCGCCTCCAGCCGTTACAACATCAATGGCGGTGAGAAGCCTGCGACCTTGATCGGCGCGGTTGATCTTTACGTCAGCGACTTCGGTCAAGTGGCCGTTATAGCGAACAGGTTCCAACGTGAGCGTGATGCATGGGTGCTGGATCCCGAATACGCCAAGATGACTGTGCTGCGTCCTTACCAGCAAGTTGAACTCGCTAAGACCGGCGACGCTGAGAAGCGTATGTTGCTGGTGGAGTGGGGTCACAAGGTGCTGGCCGAGAACGCCCACGGTTTGGCTGCTGACCTGATTACTTCGTAATCAAGTGAAAGGGATCAGGGCAACCTGGTCCCTTTTTTAACGCATGAATAATCAAATATTTGACGAGAACAAGGAAGCGGGTATCACCCGTTTTTGGCATTTCAACGATGAAACCGGCCAGGCAACAATTCAGACTCAGCAGGATGTCACAGCAGTTGTTGAAGCAAACAAAGCGGATTTCAATAAGGTAGATGAGCGCGCAAACTGGAAAGGCGAGTGGCATCACGTCGCCAGCATTCCAGAAGGCGTCTACTACAAACTCAAGGCCGAGGGCAAGCTGGACGATCAGGCGTACATGAAACGCTGGCTCAATGACCCCGACAATAGATTTTTTAGAACGAGACCTGGACAAGTATGAACAACTACATTGCAGTCTGCACCCCAGCGCGGGACATGGTCCATGCTAACTTTACCTATTGCTTGGTGAATATGGTCTGCTACCACACGCTCAACACGACAGACGCAGTGTCTCTCAAGATCATGCAGGGCACGCTGATCCAGAACCAGCGTGCTGACCTGGCGCTGGACGCGATGGCCGAGGGCTGCACGCATATCCTGTTCATCGACTCAGACATGACGTTCCCGCAGGACATGGTGGAGCGCCTGCTCAAGCATGACCTAGACATCGTGGCGACCAACTGCGCACGCCGACGCATCCCTACCGGCCCGACTGCCCAGAAGTACGATTCTGATGGAAAGCGCGAATTGATCTACACCATGCCCGAGTCCACCGGCATCGAGGAAGTAGGCAGCATCGGCATGGGCGTGATGCTGATTAAGCGCAACGTCTTTGAGAAGCTGACAGAACCCTGGTTTGAGACTCCCTGGCGCACCGACGCCCGAGGCTACATCGGAGAGGATATTTTCTTCTGCCAAAAGGCGAAGGCGGCAGGGTATAAAATCTACATAGACCATGATGTGAGCAAAGAGATTGGACACATCGGGACTTTTGAATTTAAACACGATCACACCTGGATGATGCGCGACATCGAAAAGGAAAAGGCAGAGCATGGCACTTAGCACCTACGCTGAACTGAAAGCCTCGGTCGCCGATTGGCTCAACCGTAGCGATCTCACGTCTGCCATCACCGACTTTGTATCTCTCGCTGAGTCCCAGATGGAGCGCACACTGCGCACCACCCAAATGATTACCCGCGCCACGGCCACCATTGACGCCGAGTACAACGCAACGCCAGGCGACTTCCTGGAGGCGCGGACGTTCAAGATGGACACAAACCCCGTCAGTCCATTGCAGTTTGAGACCATTGACAGCCTGGATGACTTGCTGACTCAGTACACATCCAGTGGGAAGCCTAAATTCTTTGGCGTAGTCGGGTCGCAGCTACGCGTTGTGCCTATCCCTGACTCCAGCTACACGGGCGAGTTGATCTACTACAGCAAGCTCGCCAAGCTATCAAACTCCAACACCACCAACTGGCTGCTCACCAAAGCGCCTGATGTCTACCTGTACGGTTCTTTGCTACAGGCTGCCCCCTACCTACAGGACGACGCAAGAATCCAAGTGTGGGCTGGCCTGTACAAGGCAGGCATAGAGGAACTGCAAATTGCAGACGAGCGCGGAGCGACTAGCGGCGGCGTTCTGAAGTCACGCGCCAAGTCTTTCGGTTAAAATTTTCCCAGTTTTGGAGAACAAAATGCAATTAGAGCGTATCAATGGTCAAGATGCTGCAAGCGTAGCAATCTCGCGTCAATCTTCTATGGATGAAGGCGTTGGCATCACCGGCTCTTACGAGCTGACTTGTTTCGACAAGGACGGCAATCTGAAGTGGTCAGAGCCAATCAAAAACTTGGTGGTGACTGTCGGTAAGAATGACCTGCTGGATAAGTATTTCGCTGGTTCTGCTTACACCGCAGCCTGGTACATCGGCCTGGTTGACGGTGCATCTTCGCCTACCTACGCTGCTGGTGACACCATGTCATCGCACAGTGGCTGGAGCGAGACAGTGCCTTACTCCAATTCCACCCGTCCATCAGTAGCCTGGAACTCGGCATCCTCCGGCTCCAAGGTATCCACCGCGACATCTTTCACCATCAACGCCACAGCCACTGTTGCAGGCGCGTTTATGACCACCAGCAGCACTAAATCAGGCACTGCTGGCACTTTGTACTCTGCTGGTAGCTTCACTGGCGGCAATCGTTCTATCGCGTCTGGCGACACGTTGAACGTCACATACACCGCATCGGTATAAGGAGTAGTTATGGCGTTCAAGACAGGCGATAGCGTGACCATCAAGGGCACATCCATGACCGGAACGATTGTGGTCGGTGCAGTCGTGGATGACGAGTCAACATTGTTGTTCAAGGTCCAATACACCGATCAATCCAACCAGGCACAAGAGCGTTTCTTCAAAGAAAACGAACTTGTCGCCAGCTGATTTTTAGGAGTCTTTAATGGCTCTAGTCCTTGATGATCGCGTACAGGAGACCACTACCACAACGGGTACTGGCACCGTAACGCTTGCTGGTGCTACAACTGGTTACCAATCATTTGCTGCTATTGGTGATGGTAATACCACCTACTACTGCATCACTGACGGCACGAATTGGGAGACTGGACTAGGAACGTACACTTCTTCCGGAACAACGCTTGCAAGGACAACGGTTTTTGAGTCAAGCAATTCTGGCAGCTTGGTCAACTTCCCAGCAGGAAGCAAAAACGTCTTTGTGACGTACCCAGCAAGTCGTGTAATAAATTTAGATGGTACTGGAAATTTACCGCAAGCAGTAACGGCAGGACTTGGTACTGTGCGATTGCCAGGAGAGATGGTGTATCGTTTGAATTCAGATTTAGCTGGTGCAAACGTAAACACAGCGCAAAGTGTTTTAGGTGTTGGTGTAACCCTAGCAGGTGCTACAGTTTACCAATTTGAAGCTGTTTATATGGCATTTAAGTCTACTGGAACTACAGCGCATACTGTTGGTTTTAGTTTTGGTGGTACTGCAACTATAAACAATATTTATTATTCACAAATAAGTAATAATGCTGCTGGTGCTGGTGCAGCAATACAAACCGCTTCTACCATAAGTAATGGCTGGGTGAGTACCGTAAGTAACACTCAATTTTTGCCAAGTACGGCAACTGCGGCAGTAAATTGGTTTGTTTTTATTAAAGGTACAGTGTCTATTAACGCGGGAGGTACATTTATTCCGCGATATACTTTATCGGCTGCACCAGGAAGCGCATATACAACTTCAGCAGGAAGTTACTTAAAAATATCTCCACTAAGTGCATCAGGCGCTAACACAATCATAGGAAATTGGGCATAAATGATTATGTCATTTCTATCAACTAGCTAATCATGTTCGGTCTTGCGCCATTCGGTACACCATTCAGCGCACCAGGGAATTCTTACTCTGTTTATGCTATCGCGGGTGGCTATGGCGGCAACTTCTACGGGTATGGACCGTATGGCATCAGCCTCACTAGCGATTTATTGATAGGTGGTTTTGGATATGACAAGTCGCTGGCAGAGTCAGGTTCTGCTGCCGACGCCGAGTCAGCAACTACAACGCTTGGCTTGACCATATCGGAGACCCTGTCAGCATCTGACGTTCTCACCAACATTGCCACGATGGTGGCGAGCATTGCGGAGTCGGGGTCTGCCGCTGATTCAATAGACACTAACCTGGTGGCAGTGGCCTTTGCCAGCGAGTCTGTAACAGCATCCGACTCACTCAGCAGCACCATCGTCTTCTTGGTGCTTGTCTCTGAAGCTGCAAGCGCAGCAGACGCGCAAGTCTGCATCTTGACGATACCGGTTCAGGTATCGGAGGCACTGAGCGTATCGGATGCGATTACCAATGTCCTGCAAGCAGTTGCGGCTGTATCCGAAACGCTCACAGCGTCAGATTCCAGCATCGGTGCATTGGATATGGCTGTTGCTGTTGCGGAGGCATTGACAGCTACAGAGTCAATACTCCCAGCATTTGGCTATCAAGTTTTTAACTCTGAGTCTGTAACTGCGGCTGATTCGTCAACCATGACAGCAACATTCCTGGTGAATGTTGCGGAGTCTTTGGCAGCCATAGATGCCTACGAAAACGTCGGTATCTTTGTAGCGAACATCTCCGAATCAGGATTGGCGCTGGATGATTACTTGTCCGGTTTGGAGTTTGTCGCGTCAATTTCCGAGGCTGCAAACGCATTGGACCTCATTACGCAGCGGCTGAAGTGGGAGCCGGAACCAGCAAATTCAGACACCTGGACCGACTCTGGCATATCTACCACCACATGGACTACGCAGTCCCCGAATTCACGTAGCTGGACTATAATTTCTGACAACACCGACCCCTGGACACCAGTAGGCGCAACGTCCAAGGATTGGACAACCCAATGAGGTAAATCATGGCTGATACAACCACCACCAACCTACTCCTTACCAAGCCAGAGGTAGGCGCAAGCACCGACACATGGGGAACGAAGATCAACACCGATCTAGATTCGGTGGACGCGGTGTTTGCTGCGGCTGGTAATGGAACCAGCGTCGGTCTCAATGTGGGAGCCGGTAAGACGTTGGCGGTGGCCGGTACGCTGACTGTTACCGGTGCGGCCAGCACGATTGATGCAACAGCCATTGGTGCAACAACACCAGACACCGGTGCATTTACCACTATATCTGCCACTGGAGTCACAACAGTGCAAGCTGGAACAGCAGCACTTCCCGCCATCACTACATCAGGCGACACTAACACCGGAATCTTCTTCCCCGCTGCTGACACCATTGCCTTTACTGAAGGCGGTGCGGAGGCTATGCGTATTGACTCCAGCGGAAGTTTGATGGTGGGGACTACAAATTCAACTCCGGGCAATGGAAGCGGTAATAACGTATCAGGTTTTGCTGTAAGCAGCAATGGAACAACTTGGGCAAGTCGAAGTGGTTTTGAAGCATTGTCTGTAAATCGTGTAGACACAACGGGCGGTGTTTTACGAGCCGCATCAGCAGGAAATCAAGTAGGCGGCATTTCTGTAACAAGCTCTGCAACTGCTTTTAACACATCGTCTGACTATCGTTTGAAAGACAGCATTGCGCCCATGACCAATGCTCTGGATAAAGTTGCCGCGCTCAAGCCCGTTACTTACAAATGGAAACGTGACGGGTCAGATGGTGAGGGGTTTGTTGCTCATGAGTTGGCAGAGGTGTGTCCTCATGCGGTGACAGGCGAGAAGGATGCTGTGGATGAAGATGGCAACCCCAAGTACCAAGGCATTGACACTTCGTTCCTTGTTGCAACCCTGACCGCAGCCATCCAAGAACAGCAAGCCCTCATCACTTCCCTGACAGACCGCATTGCTGCGTTGGAGGCATAAATGGAATTCCAGCCAATGTTCAACTTCATCGGCGGCGCAATCCTAGTCGCCGTTGGATGGTGGTGTAAAGAGATATGGGACTCTGTCAAGACGTTGAAGGAAGACATCAAGCAGATTGAGATTGACTTGCCAAAGCACTACGTCAGCAAGGCAGACATTGAGAGCCGCCTGGACAAGATTGACGCGACTCTGGAGCGAATCTTTGACAAACTGGAAAGCAAGGCCGACAAGTGATTTCTCTGCTTGCCTCGGCTGAAAGCCCGTGGCCTAACACTGAGACAAAGACAGTTTTGGTTTGTCGTATCCCTAAGAAAGATGAGGACAAGATGCTTAGAGCAAATGAGTTTATGGACAAAGATGGACGCATCTGCCGGTGGGCGGTTGTGAACAAGAAGTGATAGATCCTTTCACCGCGTTTGCTATTGCCCAGGGTGCGGTGGCTGGCATAAAAAAGCAGTAGCCCTTGGTAAAGATATACACGGCCTATATAAAGAATTCAGCAGTTTCTATCAAGCGGCAGACACGGTTCACTTAGCGAGCAGTAAGGCCAGGATTGCAAGCATAGGAAAGACAGATGCTCAGATCAGTTCTCAGGCACTCCAGATCGCGCTGGCATCCAAGGCGCTGCGAGAGCATGAGAAGGAGTTGAAGGATATTCTTTTCTACTCTGGGAATGCGCCGGTATGGGAAGAGATGATGGCAGAGCGCACCAGGATGATCAAGGAGCGCAACACGATGGAAAGAGAAGAGTCAGAAAGAAAGCAGAAGGACAAAGAGATGAAGGTTGCGATCATTATGAACACACTCTGGATCTCCGGCGCATCCGCTATCGTTGTCCCACTTGTCAGCATCACGTTTCACGTTATCACTAACAGAGGTCTCTAATGATTCCAATTCTTGGCGCACTACTCGGTACTCTTGCGGAAAGCGGCCTGGGGCTGCTTTCTTCCGCTATCCAGGCCAAAGGCAAGGAGGTAGTCGAGAACACTCTGGGCGTCAAGATACCCGACAACCCTACACCGGCTGACGTTGAGAAACTGCGCGAGTTGCAGTTCCACCATGAAGAGCGCTTGATTGAGTTAGGCATAGAGAAAGCCAAGCTGGAGATGGCCGAGTTGGAGTTGTTTGCCAAGGCTGCACAGAGTGATGCGGATAACGTGACAGATCGCTGGCAGGCTGATATGAACTCTGACTCCTGGCTCTCAAAAAATATACGTCCCATGAGCCTGATCGCTATCTTCATGGGATATTTCCTGTTCGCCATGATGAGTGCCTACGGCCTCAACGCAAACGAGTCCTATGTGACACTGTTAGGTAACTGGGGGATGCTAATTATGGGCGCTTACTTTGGTGGCAGAACCGTAGAGAAACTGGCAGAAATGAGGACCAACAAATGAGCCTAAGTCAAGAACAAGCCGCATTCCTGCTGGATATGTGCAAGCTAATCCAGCACGCTACAGAGCAGGGCTTTATGGTCACTGGTGGAGAGTTGGCGCGTACACCGGAGCAGCAGGCTATCTACTTCAAGACCGGTCGGTCTAAGACCATGAACAGCATCCATCTCAAGCGGTGCGCCATCGACTTGAACTTCTTCAAGGATGGGAAAATCATCTGGGACAAGGCTCCATTAGTGCCAATTGGAGCGTACTGGGAGAGCTTAAATAAAGCTAACTCATGGGGTGGCAATGGAGTAAAATTAGTGGATGCACCACACTTCTCCAGAGGCCCAGATGGGAAACCAGAATTCAGACGAGTCACTGATTGAAAAAGTGCAAACAATGTACAGCCACTTACTGGTTACCCGTTGTGGACGGGTATTCACAAAAGACCGTGTAAAGCACAGTTTTTCTAGGGGACATTCTCCATATTCATGTCAAGTTTCTGGAAGAGAGCTAAAACTGCGTGCAGACAAAGACGGGTATTTGCGATTCAATTCTGTGGTTGAAGGTAAGCATAAAACCATTCTTGTCCATCGGCTTATGGCAGAAACATTTTTGGGGGAGCGCCCATCGAATTTAGTTGTTGACCATATTGACCGAAACAAAAAAAACAATCAAATTGAAAATTTGCGTTACACCAGTTTTGCCGGTAATTCTCAAAATTCACATCATCACAAAATGACGCAAGAGAAAAAAGACTTAGCCATTAAGATGCAAGCAATTGGCGCATCAATGTCGGAAATAACACGGGCGCTAAATGTTCAGTACGGGTCGGTGAAATATTTCTTCAAAAGTCTGGTGGACTGCCCACACTTTGAACGCAACGTATGAGCGACTTCAGCGGCCAGATCACAACGCCAGCGCAGCCGAATCTCGGCAATCCTGGTGAGGTGTATGACCGCCTGTTCTTTAGCCAGACATTCAGCAACATCGGGAACTACGCCGTCCGCGTCACAAACGCTCTGGCAGCGTTATTCGGACCGCGTGGAGGCAAGTACATCAACGCTCCATATGGCGCGTTCCAGGACTCTACAGACCAGGTCGCGGCTAACACTACAACGGCCTACGCCATCACGCTTAACACCACCGACTTCAGCAACGGCGTTACGCTCTCAAATTCATCCAGGCTGAACGTATTGCAGTCTGGTATATACAACTTGCAATTCAGTATCCAATTCAAAAATACCACCAACGACGGCCAAGATGTGGATGTATGGTTTCGCAAGAACGGCACAAACATTGACAATTCAAACAGCAGATTTCATCCTCCAGCAAGAAAATCGGCGGGTGATCCATCTCACTTAATTGCCGCGTTGAACTTCTTTGTTAATCTCAACGCAAACGACTATGTAGAGATTATGTGGCGAACAACAAATGTTGGCGTCAGCATTGAGCACTTTGCAGCCAGCACTTCTCCAACCAGGCCAGCAGTACCGTCGGCCATCGTTACACTGTCGTTTGTCTCCAACCTATCGGTGTAATCATGGCACTCATCCCCTTAAAAATCCCACCAGGCGTCTACCGCAACGGCACTGAATATCAGTCGGCTGGACGCTGGTACGACTCCAACCTGGTTCGCTGGTTTGAGAATACCCTGCGACCCATTGGCGGGTGGCGGGTGAAGTCCACGTCTGCCATGACCGGCATATGCCGAGGCATCATTGCCTGGCGTGACAACAGCGCAACCCGCTATGCGGCTATGGGCACTCAGTCTAAGCTGTACGCGATGAATGCGCTAGGAGTGGTCAAGGACATTACCCCGACAGGTTTCACGGCTGGATCTGCTAACGCCACTGGCACTACAGGCTACGGCTACTGGACATATGGGAGCCTGTCTTATGGTACGGCGCGACCTGACACCGGATCAGTTCCGGCCACCACATGGAGCCTAGACACTTGGGGCGAGTACCTAGTGGCTTGCAGCAGCACCGACGGCAAACTATACGAGTGGCAGCTAGGGTTCACGACGCCCACGCTTGCGGCTGCTATCACCAACGCACCAACAAGCTGCGCGGCTCTTCTGGTCACCAACGAGCGCATTATGTTTGCTTTGGGCGCATCGGGTAACCCGCGCCTGGTGAAGTGGTGCGACCAGGAGAACAACACAACCTGGACGGCTGCAGCCAACAACCAGGCGGGTGACTTTGAGCTGGCGACACCAGGATCTCTGAGGTGCGGCAAGCGCGTGCGAGGTGTAAACATTTTGTTTACTGATTTGGACGCACACGTCGCCAGCTACATCG